AATTTTTAATAAGCTAATTTGATTGATATTTTTTATTAAAAAGCCTTGTAAAGCTAGGTATATATTAGCTTCGTAAGGTTTGTCTATCAAGTCAATTAGTGCTATTTTTCTTAAATAAATGCTGATTTTCTAACCACATCTTTCCTCAAATTCCTGATTAAAATTATCAATTTGGCGAAGTGTTTCCTCACTTAAGGAGTTTAGCTCTGACTGCGTGATTGTAATAGGATTTGCCCAAAGACAGAGATTATTTACGGACGTATTTTTGCATCCTGTGCTTAACAGTAGAAACGCTATCATTCCTACGATTAATTTGCCTCTTTTTAGATTTTTTTGCATCACTAACATTATTTTTGAGTTGCTTAATTTCTGCTGATTTTTTGCCTTTAAAAAACCCAAAGCCAAAAATGGTGCAAATTCCTGCTAAAAATATCACTGATTTGATAATTATTGTTTCGATCATTTTTTTATCCCCTTTTCAAAAACCCCTATACCAAGCAGGCTTCCACCAGCAATTAGAAACATATTAATAATGCCAAGAGCTGTTGCTGCATCTGCCGCTCCCTGATAAAGTGAGTAAGCAAATAATATGGTAGAAAATATAATGCCTGATCCAAGAAGGATTGAGCCCCATAGTCTTTTGGAAGATTTATTGCCTTTGGAATCTTGTAAAAAATTGTTGTTCATATTTGTTAATTGTTATTGATTTAAATTGTTTGCCGTCTTGTTTAACATGCTTGAAATTCCTTGCATATATCCTGCAAAAAAGCTGTCCGCATATTCTTTTTCTTTGATTTTATGCAGAAAAATATACTTGATCAGTTTTATGGAAGATGACGGATCTTCATTTAGTTGAGCTAAGGCTTGATTACATCTGTGACACAATAAACCTCTTACCTTGCCAGTTTTGTGACAATGATCTACAAGGAAATATTTATCAGTTTTTCTGATGTGCTCTTTTCTATGGCAGATAGCGCAAGCATGATTTTGCAAATCTAGCAATTGCTCATATTTATTGAGATTTATACCATACCTAGCTCTGTATTTTTGCTCTATCTTCTTTTCTGGATTTTTTATAGACCATTCTCTGAGATATTTATTTCGACATTCTTTACAATCATAACGCCTCGTATTGCGCATTTTGTGAAAATGTAAAATAGGCTTACTTTCTTTGCATTTACTACATATTTTAAAATCCTCATTTATCATCTTATAACTAACTCAAAATGAACTAAATCATTAAACTTATTATTTCTGACATCTAAAGTCTTGTCCCAAGAGCCGCCCCACCTAATTTTAATTCCTAGCTGATTTGCAACCCCCAAAACATAGCCAGAAAATAGGTAAAAATTATTGGTGCAATTCCAATCAATATTTGGCTTTTTTATATGATAAGGAGCTACATCAACAGCTAAACTTGGACTTTGATTATGTTTACTTTGACCAGCTCTTAATTTTGATTGTCCTTGATGAAAAAGTTTTTCTTGTCTTTCGTTGCTTCTATGTCCTTCAAGAATTGTGCAATCATAATGCTTGATTACTTCGTTGAAGAGGCTTTGTAGATCTGGGTGACAGCTTGATAATTGTTCTTTTGATTTTCTTCCAAATTGAGGCATGAGATTTTTTATTTAAATTTTATATTATCACCAATAAGTGCTATGAATCCTGCGGTGATTAGGGTCATAAAACCAAAAATCATCCACCTGATAAAAACCTTAAAAGCGTGTTTTTTTGCCATGCGTAATGATTTGAGTAATTCTCTCAAATTGGCAATATCCATATAAGCCAAATCATCATCTAGACCAATTTCCTTTAGAGCAGCTTTGGCACCTTGCTTTGAGGCTTTGGTTAAAAGCTCCTCTAGCTCAATTGATGTGAGAGTTATTTGACTTAATTTTTTATCTTCTTTTCCGAGCATTTTTTAATATTTTTAGAATTTTTCTACTGCGTTAATGGTAGATTGATAGCCTTGGTCACTAATATCGTGAGTTATGGCTTCAACAATCCATGTCCTGTCTTTTAGATATTTGATGTCTGGTATGATTATTTTGCTCTCAGCGCTTAAAATAGGATTTCCAGGAAGTGATATTTCTAATTTGGTTATTCCTCTCTCAAATTCTGCTAATTTTGCTTTAGCAGCTTCCAAGGCTCTATTTTGATCCGTGAATGTGTAGCGCATTTCATAATCAGGCTCACCATCTCCAATAGTGATCTTCTTTTCCTCTGCTGTTGCAAAATCGTGATATTTAGCAATGACTTTGCCAAACTTGCCTCGATCAAGAATATTTAATCGCCAGCTAGTGATTTCATTTTCTGAAAGCTCTAATTTTGGCAGTTCCTTGCCAGTGATGGTTGTGCCTTTATTCTTTTTGGCAAAAATTAGCTTTCCCGCCACAAACTTGATAAAAGCATCATAATCTCTGGCAAAGTTGCTTAAGAATGACAGATCGCTCTCATTGGTTTGATCAATATGGGCGATATAGATTTGCTCAAAATACTCATCAATTAGAGATATGAATTTATGCTCTTTGGCAATTTTACTGACTATGCCAACCAAACTATATTCATGCCAGGATCTGCTTTTTGGCGATCTGATCTTGTTGGTTAAATCTTTGATTTTTGTATTGCTGGCTTTGGCAATAATTCTCATCCTTGATGGAGGTGAGGATAGATCAATATTATCCACAATATAGCTTCCCATCAAAACTAAATCCTGATTCTCATAACCAAGTGAGATTTCAAGATTTGTACCTCTTGGTGGAATCTCTAAAATATTATCTCGATTATCGAGTAGAATTTCTGCCTTGTCAGAAACAAGACCAGTTTCATCGGTAATATTTAAAGACACTAATCTTGGCGATAAAATATCGGTGATATCTTTATCATCAGCTGTAACTTTGAATATTGGCTTCATGACCAGAGCTTTACTATTTCAGATTCTTTTTTAATGGTGATTTCTGGTAAGGTGATTTTTACTCCAGCTTCAAAAACAGCGTCTAAATTTGACAAATGAAGGTTAGCTTCCAAAACCTGCTCAACTATTTTTGCTGTACTGCCATAATAATTCTGGCAAATCTGATCCAAAACATCACCATCTCTCGTTGTATAAATGATGCTCATAAACTCGATGCAATATTTTGAATAATTCCTTTTGTTCCTCTTTTTTTATCCTCACCATATCGTTTTAGCGTGATGGAAAATTCTATTTTTCTGGGGCTGCCATCTTTTAAAAAATTGCTCTGATTTTCTGATATTTTAGAAATGCACCATCTTCCAAAGGCAAAGCCATTTCCTGATATCAAAAAAAGAGGTTTGCCAAGACCAGCCTGAGCTCTCATTAAAGTAATTTGTTTTAATCCTCCCTTAAAATGAGGATAGATAATTCCTTCAAGCTCAATTGTTTCAATACCAAAACCAGTGAATTGTAAAGCTGGATTACTTCCAAGCCTGCTAACTTCCTGCCATTTATATTCACTTTGCCTTTTTAGAGTTTGATAAGCAGAATTTTTGACAGCAAAACGATAAGCGCCTAAAATCATCATCATATCTATTTTAAGCAGGCTATTAACGGTTAGTTTGCTGCTGATATTTTTGAAAAAATCTAATGCCATAATTAATCATAATTGAGAGCTTGTTTTCTAACGGCAAATTTGTGCATTACTTCATCAAGTGCTATTCGCACCTGATTGGCGATGGTTTTTTCATCAGCGTTGGTGTGAGCATTAATGTTAATTGGCGCAGAAATAGAAATGTTAGAACTGGAGCTATTAGCTAAATCCCCTTGGGCAATATTTGAAATATTGCTAGTTTCCAGTAATTGTTGATCGGAAAAAGATCCGTCTTCAATTTCTTTTACAGTATCTCCTATTTTTTGGCCAGTTTGCTGATTCTTATTTTCATCGTCAGAAAATACTCCAGCTACAGATTTAAAACCTTTGCCAACAATGCCGGCAACTTTTTCGAGTGGCTTTAATAATTTACCTACCCATGCAAATGCTTTTTGCACCCAACCAATAACTCCGCTAAAAAGATTTTTAAAAAACTCACCAACAGGAGTCCAATTGGCAATTAGGATTCCTGCGGCAATTGCAATTCCTCCAATAATTAAACCGATTGGATTTGTCATCACGGCAATACCCAGAGCTTTAATAGCGGTAATTACTGTTGGAATTGCAAAGCTCATCAAAGTCATTGCAGTTCTAAAGGCAATAATGCTTCCTTTGGCTGCTAAAAATCCTCCTTTTAGGAATGTAAAAGCATAGCCAGTTGCAATTGCGGTTACTTTAAAGCTGATTAATCCTGCCACTGCTAGACCAATATATTTGGTAAGAACTGGAAATCTTTCAGCTAAAACACTTATTTTTCCTGCAATGCTCGCTGCCTTTCTGGCGATGGCTGCAAAGGCTGGAAGTAAAACTGAACCAATTGATATTCCAACTGATTCAATAGCTGATCCAAATTCTTTAAATGCACCAACAGTAGTATTTTTTAATCGATCTGCCATTTCCTTGGCAGCGCCAGTGGAATTATTAATTTTTTGTTCAACTTCATCTAGCCTACCAGTATCAACAGATTTAAAAATTGCTAAAGCACCAGAAGTTGCTCTTGTTCCAAAAATATCTTTTATTGTGGATAGTTTTTCTTCGTCAGATGCGTCTTTCATGGCAGCAGCCATTTCTCTTAAAATGGTGACCATTGATCGCATCTTGCCATTATCAAAAACTTTGACTCCAATTCCTGATAATCTTTTTTGGGCAAGTAATGCCTCTTTAGCAACATCGGGCATTTCTTCAGCAGAAACTCCCATTTCCTCTCTCATTTTACCAAGAGCTTTAGCTCCTGATTTTGCTGGAGCGGCAAGTCTTAAATATGCTGATCGGAGCATTACGCCAGACATTGATGCTTGAATTCCAGCATCACCGAGTACTCCAGCCAATGTCGCTGTTTCTTTTAAAGTTCCGCCGACTGCCGCTGCAGCAGGTGCAATAAATTTCATAGTTTGACCAAGCATCTCAACATTAACATTTGTTGATCTACTTGCTTGAGCTAAAATATCAGCTACCTCACTAGTTTGTTCAGCCTCCATATTGAAGCCAGTTAGAATATTGGAAGTAATATCTGCAGTTCTACCCAGATCCATATTACCAGAAATTGCTAGATTAAGCACACTTGGAGTTGCCGCTAAAATTTGATTAGTGTTAAGTCCAGCCATGCCAAGAAACTGCATAGCTTCTGCAGTTTGACTTGCGGTATATTGCGTTGTTCTGCCAAGCTCTCTTGCTTGCTTTGTTAGGCTTTTAAAACCCTTACCACCTGATGCCTCATTAGTAATTGCGCCAACTTTTGCCATAGCTAGTTCAAAATCTACAGCTGGACGAACGGCAGAATATAACATCCCACCAAGAGCGACAGCATCCACCATTTGAGAGCGATAATTTGCTCTTTTGCCAAGATTAGCATCTTTGGCATTTTGGTTATTATGTAAGCTTGCTTGGCGTCTTTTTAAAACATTAAGATTTTTGCTTAATTTTGACTGCTCTTTATTAAAGTTTTTAATATCAATCTCAGAAGAGCGAAGGGCCTTGCCCATTTGCCTTGTGGATCTGGCAGTTTCAAGAAATGATCTTTTTGTTTGATCAGCTAGCCTTTTGGCTTTTCTAAAGTTATTTTGTAATAATTTGGTTGGGCTGTTGGTGTTAGCAATTTCCTTACTTAAAATATTGAGCTTTTGTCTAGCGTCACGATAAGCAGCACCTGCTTCTTTAGTAGCTCTGGATGATTTTTTAAAAGATTCAATTTGCCCAGCTCTATCACTTACTTTTTTAATAGCAGAGCCCAGAGAAGATAATTGCTTATTTGCAGACCCAAAAGCTCCTTTAAAAGATTTACCTAACTCTGCACCGATTAGAACTGAAACTGATGCTTTGGTAGTTGGCATAATTTAATTAAATTTCGTTAGTTTCTTTCTGGATCAAAATCGCTTCATCATAAAATAAGCAAAATTCTTCTTCTGTTAGCTCAATAATTTCTGAGAGTGGCCAATGGGTTATTTTTGAGAGAATAACGATGGCTCGTCTGATATTCCCTCGGATTTGAAAAAATCCATATATGCCTTTTGTAAAGTTGCATAATCAGACTCATCTAGCTCTTCGATAATTTTTGGCTCTACTTCACAAAGATTAGCAAAAAGACGAATTTCTTTTTCCTCATCTGAGGCAGATTTCATTTTGGCAACAACAAGACGATCTTTGACTTTTGAGCGTCTCATGGTTAATGTATTTATAGATTTTCCAGATGAATCAACTGGATACTTAAGTTCTATTGTTTGCATAATTTTTTTATTTTAAATGTACGAATTCTTATTAGGCCTAATTAGTAAAGAAAATATTAGTTCTATTGGACTTGCCCTCGACCTTGTAGGTGTTTTATGTATTGCATATTCCTTTAAAAACATCAGAAGAGAAAAGCATACCGCAGCTAGATTGGGAGGTGATGAAAACTATCAAAAAAAGCAAGATAAAGAGCATACCTGCCTTATAAAGCTAGATAGAGTAGGAACACTTTTGTTAGTTATGGGTTTTTCATTACAAATAGTTAGTAACTATATGTAGCTTCTTGCTAAATTCCAATAGCATCACGAATTTCAACCATCTTATCAACTCCACCAATAACTCTAGTCATATTATCGATATCGACTTCGATTAACTGTTCACCATCAATTTCTAGGCTGTAATATCTACAAGCAACGGTGCAAGATAGAGTTCCTTTTTCTCCGACGGAGAATTTGCCCATATCCATTTCTGAATACATGCCACGCAGCTTGATAATAATTGGTGAAGTAGTTGCATCATCTTGCAGCGCACCTCTTAAAGTTACCTGAACACCATTGCCACTGATAAGTCCAAATTGTTTTAAAATATCTTTGTCATATTCAGATAATGTAAAACTTGCTTCAAGCTTCTCCATTCCCATATCAATAGATATTGGA